TCTACATTATGTGGAGCATATGCATTATGGCTAATGACATTTCATGAAAATAAATATGTTTTAGTTATTGCTACAAAACAGGATGTTGCTAAAAATATTATTAAAAAGGTTAGAATAATGTGGCAACGATTGCCAGTTTGGATGAGATTAAAGTGTGTTGAGGACAATAAATTAGCACAGTCATATGAAAATGGTTCAACGATATATGCAGGAACAAGTGCTAGTGATTCAGGTAGATCTGAAGCTGCTGCATTATTGATAGTTGATGAAGCTGCATTTATAGACGGAATGGATGAATTATGGGGTTCATTACAACCAATTGTTTCTACAGGTGGTGATATTATAGTTTTATCAACCCCGAATGGTGTAGGTAATTGGTATCATCAAACATTTATAAATGCTGAAGAAGGAAAGAATAAATTTTATCCTATAACACTTCACTGGACGTTACATCCAGAAAGAGATCAGGTTTGGAGAGATGCTCAAGATGTAGAATTGGGCACAAGGTTAGCAAAACAAGAATGCGATGGTTCATTTTTGGCTTCAGGAGACAATGTTATTCCTCCAGAAGTTATTGAATATTATAATCAAACATTTATTGAAGAACCAATTCAAAAAGCTGGTGTTGATAACAACGTTTGGATTTGGGAACATCCTAATTTTAATAGATCTTATTTATTAACTGCTGACGTTGGTCGTGGTGATGCTGATGACTTTTCAGCATTTCATGTTTTTGATTTAGAAACATTAACTCAAGTTGCAGAATATCAAGGAAAAATGCAAACAGGAGATTTTGGTAATTTAATAGTTGAATTTGGAACAAAGTATAATGATGCTCTTGTAGTTATAGAAAATAATGGTATTGGTTGGGCTGTTATACAAAGGGTTTTAGATAGAGCTTATAGAAATTTATTTTATTCAGAACAAAAAATTAATGTTGTTGATGAAAGTAAAATGCATAGAATAAATAATAAACTTCACAGATTAGAAAAGAAATCAGTTCCGGGTTTTATGACAAACATGTCAACACGTCCTGCAATAATTTCAAAAATGGTAGAATATTTTACAGATAAAAGCGCAATAATAAAATCAAAAAGATTACTCAATGAATTATGGACATTCATTTATAAAGACGGAAAACCTCAAGCAGCATCCAAGATGTATCATGATGACTTAGTGATGGCATTGGCAATATTACTCTGGGTTAGAGACACTGCATTGAGACTACAGGGAATCAGAAGAGATTTAACTAAAAAAGCTCTTGACTCAATAAAAGTTGATAGAACAACTGCAGTTTATCAACATATTCAATCTGGAGAACAGAATCCTTGGGTGATGAAGGTGGGTGATAGTGAAGAAATAGATTTATCTCAATTTGTATGAATAAAATAAAACTAATACAGGAACTATCGGCAATTGACAAAGCACAAGATATTGCTATGATTACGCATGCAGGACAAAAACGTAAAAGTGGATTACCGTATTTTGTTCATCCATATAGAGTTTATCAAAAAGCAAAAGCACTTGGCTCATCAAAAGACATTCAAATAGTTGCACTATTGCATGATGTCTATGAAGATTCAAATAATAAAGATTATGTTAGAAAAGAAATTGAACGACAATTTGGAAAACTAATAATGAACTTCATTTTATTGCTTTCTCATGATAAAGCAGTAGATTACAATCAATATGTATTAAGATTGGCAAAAATAAGTAAAGTTGCATTGTCTGTCAAGCTTTTAGACATGTTGGAAAACTTAAAAGATAACCCATCAAATAAACAAAAAACTAAATATTTAGGGGCAACTTCATATTTATTAGATAATGACATATCTATAGACCCAAAAATATTGAATATGTTCAATGATTTTAAATAAAAAGAGGTATTTATGGCAAATGTATTAACAGAAAGCAACGTTTTTAGACAATTAAAAAGAATGTTTTCTAGAGACGTAGTTGTTAGGCGCGTCGGAAATAAGAAATTAAAAGTAATGGACACTTATAGCACCCAAGCTATGGGTTCATTATCTACGAACTATTTGGGAGCACAATATAGAAATTTATATTCTTCATTAAACTATGGTTATAACCAATCTCTATCTATTCAATCTCAAAGATTGATGTTATTTAGAGAATATGAATTAATGGATCAAGATCCGATTATCAATTCTGCTTTAGATTTATATTCTGAAGAAGCCACAGTCAAAGATGAATATGGAAAAATTCTATCTATCAAGTCAGATGACAAAGAGATAGCTGGAATTTTGGACAACCTGTTTTATGATATATTGAATATAGATTTTAATTTGATTCACTGGACAAGAAATCTTGTTAAGTATGGCGACATGATGATGAAATTAGACTTGGCTGAAAAGTTGGGAATAATAAATGCAATGCCACTTTCTCCGTATGGAGTAACAAGAATTGAAGGTGAAAATCCTGATAATCCATATGACACCAAATATAGAATTGACGGTCCAATTTTACAGGGAACATATGAAAATTATGAAATAGCTCACTTTAGATTATTAACAGACTCAAACTTCTTACCTTACGGTAAATCAATGATTGAGGGCGCAAGACGTATTTGGAAACAATTGACGTTGATGGAAGATGCAATGTTAATTCACAGAATAATGCGCGCACCCATGAAGAGAGTTTTCAAAATTGATGTTGGAAATCTGAATCCAAATGAGATTGATGCTTATATGGAAAAAATTGTCAACAACATGAAAAAAGTTCCTTATGTTGATGATTCAGGAAATTACAATCTAAAATATAATATGCAAAATATTACGGAAGACTTTTATCTTCCAAAACGTGGTTCTGATGATTCTACATCAATTGATGTTTTAGCTGGCCTTGAATATAATGCTATTGATGATGTTGAATATTTAAGAAATAAATTGATGGCAGCTCTTAGAATACCTAAAGCTTATTTAGGTTATGAAGAGCAATTAGGCGCAAAAGCAACATTGTCTCAAGAAGATATTAGATTTGCAAGAACAGTTGAAAGAATACAAAAAACACTTGTGGCTGAATTTAAAAACTTAGCAATGATTCATTTATATATTCAAGGTTATGAAGATGCAGATCTTCTTAATTTTGAACTACGAATGGCAAATCCATCTACAGTGTATGAGCAAGAAAAAATACAAATATGGAAACAAAAAGCCGAACTGATTGAAACAATGAAGGGACAAAAATTTATCCCTATGGACTGGATGTATAGAAATATTTATGAGTTTGGCGATGATCAGATTAAAAAATATAAAGATCAAATTATTGAGGATGCAAAATTTGAATACAGAATACTTCAAATTGAAGCACAAGGAAATGATCCAGCTGATACAGGACAACATGTTGATGATGACGGAACTGTTAGAGGATATGACAACCCAGACAGAATTGATATTGCTGGAAAAGATATTGGGGGAGGCAGTAGTGGCTCTAAAGACACAAAAGATGCAGGAAAATTAGGAAGACCCAAAGAAGGTAATACAACTTATAAGACAGACAAATCACCATTGGGTAGAAATCCTCTCGGTCAGGACGACATTGCCAAAGCAAATAAGACACAAAAACTCCCAAAACAACCATTTAATTTAGAAACAATTGCCAGCTTTAATAAAATAAAGCAAAAATATGGTGATAGCATAAGGAATTTACAAATTCTGGGTGAACAATCAGATATAATGCATTCTGATGCATTGAAAAACTTATTAACAGATGATTAAGTATTACATTTTTTCAGTTTTACATATTTATTAATATGTATATATACAGGAAGACAAATGAAAAATAAGATTAAAAACAATAAGATAAAAAATACTGGCATAATGTTTGAAACACTAGCAAGACAGTTGACGGCTGATGTGTTGGATGAGTCAAAATCATCTTCAGAAGCAATGCAAATTGTCAAAAAGTATTTCAACAAAGATTCAGAACTTAGAAAAGAATTGCAATTATATCAGCAATTGACAAAGAAGAGTTTTACAAATGAATCAAAAGCATCCAGTTTTGTTGATATTATTGTTCAGGCAAGAAAACAATTAAATAATTCAAAGTTGAGAAATGAAAAATATAATATTATTAAAGAACTTAGAGATAAATTTCCTATTGACAAGTTGTTTTCTTCTAAAATTGATAATTATTATATATTTGCATCAATTTATAAACTGTTTGAATATTCAGATGTTTTAAATGAAGTATCTAATCCTGAAGATTTAATAAAGGCTAAATTTGCAATTGTAGAATTTATGTGCAAAGGTGAAACATCAAGAGAAAAAGTTTCTGATGAAATAAGACAACTTCAAAATGAAGACAAAACAGTTAAATTACTTACTCAACAATTATTGATTGAAAAATTCAATGAAAAATATAGTCAAAAATTAAATGCAAATCAAAGAGAGCTTATTCGAGATTATATACACAATGTGTCAAACACTAAAACCTTGAATGAGACTGTAGCAAAGCACATTACAAAAATATTAGTAGAAATTAAATCACTACTCACAAAAATTCCAGATCCAGCAATTAAAATTAAGATCAATCAAATTGGTAAAGAAATGAAAGTTATTTCTGAAAAGAAGAATATTAAAGATAATTATATTGTTGGAATATTGAGAACTTATGAACTTATAGCAGAAATTAAAAAACATATAAAGAAAAGCAGTTGTGGCAAAGCAGTAATTAAATAAAGGAGAAAATAAATGACCTCTAATGAGAAAAAATTAAGAGAAGTCATAAGAAAATATATTGTTGGTGAACTCAATCAACAGAATTCTAAAACTACTACAGACAAATCTAGTGAGTTAGATCTTGGTAAAAGAAATTTGATGGAAGATGAGGAATATCAGAAATTTTTTCAAACAGCACTGCAGAAATTTGGGGTAGATTCTCCAGACAAATTGGCTGATGATAAGAAGAAAGAATTTTTTGATTATATAGATAAAAACTGGAAAGGCAAATCTGAGGTTGATGAAACTTCTGCATCTGGAAATGCTGGTTCATATATGACACCAAATGCGTTTACCAAGCCGGGTCAAGATTATGAAGGATCTCCAGCAGCAAAAGCAATGAGAGGTTGGAAAGCAACTAAAAGAATTGATGAAGCAAAAGAAAAGTATTCAGTATATGACAAAAAAACATTTAAAATTATTAGAAATAATTTAACAAAAGATGCTGCAATAAAAATGACATCTAAAAATAAAAATTATGAATATGGTTCTGCAGCTTGGGTTGAAGATCAATATAAAGAAAAATTTAAAGAATCTGTTAAAGAACAAGTTGATTTTAAAGATGAAAATTTTTCTCCTAAACAGAAAATGGCTCAAGCAATTAGAACTGTAAGAGAATCATTGAAAGAAGTTGAAAAAATGGTTGATAAATCGAGGGTTTTCAAAGAAGAAAATGATATTAAATCTGTTGACATGTATAAGAGATCACATTCAGCATTAAAGAAAATTGGTGAGCAATTAAATCGTATTTCTAATAAAATGCAGACAATCAAATAGGGATAGAAATGAAAAAATCAGATTTAAGGCAAATGATAAAAGAGGAAATGAGATTGATTGTAGAAGATTCATTTTTTCCACCAAGTGCGCCCAATAACAATCCAGCATTTGAGAAAAAATTAAAAATGTTTATAAAGTCTTTAATGAGAGATCTTAAAATATCTCAAAAAGAAGCTATTGATTTAATTAATTCATATATTGCATAAGGGAGATATGATGAAGAAAAAACAAAATTTTGATGAAAATTATAAATATGACATTAGAGATAGAGATTATTTTGTTAGTAAATTCAAAGATTTTATAAATGAAGAAGTTGATGAAGCTAAAACAATACACAATCAAGATGTTGATCAAGTTGACGACATGCTTCATCAATTAAAATCTTTATTTGATGAAATGATGCAAAATGCTGATTATCAAGATAAAATAATAGTTTCAAAATTCAAAAAATATTATATTAATGCTACAAAACAATTGCAAGTATTAAGAGATTTTATAAATGATGGGTGGGATAGCAAATGAAATTATTAAAAATACTTAAAGAACACAAAATGTCTGTGACTGATAAGAATGCGCAAGCTTATTATTACAAAACAATCAAATCATTGATTGAAGCAACTAATGATTTAATAAATAACTATGCAACATCAGACAACATAAATCAATTAGATAAAGCAATGTATAAAATTGATGAAATTGTTGATGAAGCAAAAAAAATGAAAAATTTAATAGTATCATTGTCGAAAGAGCACTATAAACAAAAATAAATTTAGAGAGGTTATAGATGAATGAACTTGAACAAAAGATATATCGTAAATTATCTGAAGACGCATTAAATAGAGGACTATATTCTTTACAAGATGCAGAAGATGTAGAAATAGATCCAGAATATAGAAATGAAAACTTTAGGTTCCCTGATTATGAAGAAGTTGCAGCAAAAGAAGTTTTTAATTCAATGTTAGGTTTCTTGGAAGAAAAAGCTGGGCCAGATATAATAGCAGAACACAAATTTGGAAAATTGAAAACAGGCAACAAACATTTTTTAACTATGGTATTTGACACAGATGAACATGCAAAAATGTTTTTTGATAATGAAGTAAATGAAAAGACAAAATTATTTCCAAATGTGGAAACAAAGTATTTAGAAGAAAAAACGTTAATATCAATTTATGGAATACAATAATGAATAAAAAACTATTATTATCACCTGCAGATTATTTACCATTTATAATATCACCAAAAGTGATATTAGAAAGTATGAACAAAAACAATGGTAGATTAATTGTTGCAGGCATTTTACAAAGAGCAAATGCAAAAAATCAAAATGGAAGAATATACCCAAGAAATATCCTTGAAAGAGAATTGAAAAAATATCAAACTCTAATCAAAGAAAGACGTTCAATGGGAGAGCTTGATCATCCAGACAGTGCAATTGTAAATTTGCAAAATGTTTCACATCTTATATTAAGTGCAGATTGGGATGGTGATGATATAGTAGGTCAAATTGAAGTTTTGAATACTCCATCTGGAAAAATATTAAAAGAATTATTTTTGGCAAATGTTAGATTGGGAATTTCATCAAGAGGTCTTGGCAGTGTTTCAGAATTAAATGAGGAAGAAGATACTCTTCAAGTTGAAGATGATTTTGAATTGGTTGGATGGGACTTTGTTTCCAATCCATCGACTCATGGAGCATTTATGACACCAAAACAATTATCTGAATCTGTTGGAGAGAGCCCTATTGTTGCTTGCAGAAATAAAGTTGAATGTTTAATAAGAGACATTTTAATTGAATTGGGAAATTAAATATGAAAATGAAAGAATTATTAAATGAAGATACAGATCATTATACTGTTATGTATATGATAAGTTCGCTTAGTAAATATATAAAAGAAAATATAAGAGAAGCGGATTCGGATAGTGTAGTATTTGTAAATAATCCCAAAAAACTTCAAAAATATGAAAAAGCATATCAAGATTTTTTAAATTCAGTAGAAGATAAAATAGCTTCTATAGCAAAAGAAGCTGTTGAAGTCAATAAAAAATTATGGCAAATAAAGACTGCAAAAGGGAAAAATTAATATGAAAAAAACAGATTTAAGAAAAATTATTAAAGAGGAACTTGCAATCATTCTTAAAGAAGAACCTTCAGGGTTATTCAATGATCAAAGAGTGTTGATAGAACTAAAAAGAGCTATTGTAAATATTGTTAAAAAATATAAACATATAAGTCCTCAAAAAAATAATGATCCAAGACTATCAAGTTTAGATGATGTAATTGGTCACAGTGCTTTAAATATTGTAAAATATTTAAATGGTAGTAATTATATAGTATAAGGAAAATTAATATGAAAAAAATCCCAAAAAAGGGTGATTCTGTAGTAAATATAAGTTCAGGATGGAAAGGCGTTGTCATAGATACTAATACAAAACAAGATTCGTCACTTATTAAATATGCTAATAATCCTAAAAGAGAACCTGATTGGATAGCAAATAATGATTTAAAAGTGGAATCAATTGTAAGTTTGAAAAGAACCGATTTAAGAAAAATGATAAAGGAAGTGATGCTGAAAGAGATTAATGAGACAGAACTGTCTAATAAATTATTTAATAAATCTATACAGCTGAAAACTATGTTAGATGACGTTATAACAATTATGGAAAAAGCAATTTCACTAAATGATACAATTGGCTCTGAACAAAGACTAATTAGTCTTAAGCATAAATTTAGAATCGATATGAAATCTACATTTACAAATATTGATGAATTTAGAAAAATATTATTTAAATAGGAGATTAAAATGAATATAAATGTATGGAGAAAATTTCTAAATGAAGGCAAAAGAACAACTCTTAATGAAGAAAATGAGTTGTTAAAAGCTCAAGATGCTTGCAAAGCTGCAATGTTTAAGATAAAACCTTTAGTAGAAAAATTTTATAAGAAGGCAGAAGATTTAGGGCTTATTGATTCATATACTCTAAAGTTGGAACCATACAATAATGGATATATGTTAAAATATAGTACAAAACCAAACTATAGAGCAATTGATGAATTGGGAAAAAATAGAGGAAACTCAATTTATATAATTTTAGTTTCATCATCAAGTATAACACTTCAACCAGATACATTTTTTGAAGATAAATTAGAAAAAGCGTATGGAGAAGGAACTAGTGCATTTATTGTTGGTAATGTTTTTCAGATAGCAAAGGATTACAAAAGTGTAAATTATAAAATAAGTAGTAAAAATGATATTAAAATAATGACAGAAAAGTTTGTTAAAGAAAATGAACAAGCAATTAAATTAGCAACAAATATGCTGGATTTTTAAGAATATGATAAAATTATTGCCTTTAATAAAAGAAGGTCAACAGACACTTTATATACAAAGAAATAATATTTCTTACAACAAAAATAGAAATACATTTTCTACTTATATAGCCGGTTTAGGAAATTTTTTTCCGGTTAGAAATGGAACTGTAAAACTAAAGAATGAAAAAACAGATGGTGAAGTTATTTTTAAGTTTGATAAAATAGATCATCAAGGTTCTGGTGAAGATATAGAAACTGCTGGTTGGTGGTATAAATCCGAAGATGGAAAATATAAATTATTGATTATAAATGATTAGGAGTAAATAAATGAAAAAATCAGAATTGAGACAAATTATCAGAGAAGAAATTAAAGCAATATCTGAAGCAGATGACTATAAATATGGAATGCTCTGGACAAAACAAGGAAAATCATATATATATGATGGAAACCCTAATTATACAATAATATACGCGCCAGCAAATAATAGTTATGCTATTAAAGATATTAAAAATAGTGATTCTGTTGGTGTATTTAAAGGGAATCCTACAAAAAATCCAGATGAAATAATTAAAAAAGCATTAAAAGCACATAAATCATCTGGGCTGGGTTCAAAAAAATCATATAATCCGATGACAAATTAAAAAAGGAAAAATAAAATGAAAATTCAAATTAAAAAAATTCAAGCCTGGGAAGGTGGCCCATATGTTTTGGGATTCTTTGGATCAATTACTGAAGATGTAAAAAAAATATTCAAGGAGGTGACCAAACTAACAGAATCTAAAAATACCAAAGAGCACATGGGCAAATTTTATTTCAACAATGACAAAAAGTTCTGGTATGTTAGAGATAGAAAAGCTGCTGATATGGCAGCTGACAAGATAAATGAAAAATTTGGAAAAGACACTGCTAAATTATTTTGGCATTCAGGGGTATAAATATGAAGAGATCAGATCTGAGGAAAATGATTAAAGAAGAACTCTTGAAAGAAGATGGATCTGTAAATCTAAATGGAGAAATTTTAGATGCTATACAGAATATGCACACACTTTTTAATAAAATAAAGAATAATAGTGTTATTCCTAGTGGATATTCTCGTAGATTATTTACTGATTTCAAACCACTGTATGAAACATTAAATCATATTTCAGATATAATAATGAAAAAAGAGAAATAAAAATGAAAAGATTTAAATTAATGGAACTTATTAATACCGTCCCGGGTGGAAAGGGCGATAAAACAAATCCTAAGGATGTCAATCAAAAGCAATTAGAAATTGGAATAGCTGTAGAAAGAGAACACACTGATTCTGATGACAAAGCAGAAGAAATTGCCCTTGATCATTTGACAGAGAATCCAGAATATTATACTGAATTAGTTGAATCGGGAATAGTTGATGAAAAAGAAGCTTTAGAAATATATAAAAAATATTTCGGTAATATAAAAGAGGTGGCAGTTTCAAAAGCACAACAGGCTGCTGCAGGAATTGCTTATGCTGCACAAAAAGGAGACATCCCAAAATCAAAATTAAAGGGAGCATCAAAAGATATGGCAAAAATGGACACAAAAGAATTAAGAAAATTTGCTAAAACAAAAACTAGTAATTTACCAAAACATGTAAAAGAAGCATCGGATCCATTGAAGGGAAAAGAAATTATTGTAAATGCTGGTAGATATAAAAATGCTAGGGGCACAATAACAAAATCACCGGCAGGTGGTATGAATGCTGTTTTGGCTATGATGGATGATGGTAAAAAGATATGGGTTCATAGAGTTGATTTTAAGTTTGCTAATGAATCATATTTAACCAAAGACTATTTAGACAAACATAAAGATCAAATTAGACAAGGAACTGAAGCAAATGATAAAATAAAAATGGGCAGCCTTGTTGATAAAGAACAAGTTAAAGAAGAAGAACCAGAACCATTGACGCTTGAAGCTAAAAAATGCTTTTTAGAAGATATTAAAAAATTAGAAGAATTAGGACAAAAACTATATTCACCAGTTGATTTAGTTGAATTAGCAGAAAAACTTTCTGGACTTGGTAAAATGGCTGAGAGAGTGACATTAGAAGAAACAGAAGGATGGTTTGATAAAGTGACAATCAACAGAAATATGAAAGAAGTAAGAAGGGTCAGTGAAGATATAACAAAAACTGCAACAGAAGCAAAATCAGTTCAACAGAGATTAACTTCTTTATATGAAGATTTGAAACATGTTCTTGGAAGATATTTTGAAATAAGTGATTTGGGTGCTAGCAAAGCAGTAGTTCAAGATGATCAAGGAGATGTATACAATCAAGCAGGACAGAACACTTCATTTGATTATTTGAAAAGTAATTTTGAAGATTTTCAGGATGCCCATGAGGCAAATAAAACAAGAATAAACAGAGCAAAGAGAAATATATCATAGGAGTTAAATTTTAATGAAAGAAAAACAATGGAAAAAACTTCTTAATGAAGGAAAGCATGTTTTGGATGTCCTATATCCAATCAATGAACTTGATTTTAAGTCTCAGGATGCTTTTAATGTATACAATAAACAACACAAGTTGAGACAAAATACAAAAGTCAACATTGGTGGAAAACAAACAACTGCAGGAAAAGCTTCTGAAAATGATTTCAAAGATAAATCATTGACTGCATCTAAAGTAAATTGGTCTAAATATTCAAGGCCACCCGAAAATGCAATAGTACATACCATGCGGGACACCAGACAAGGAACATATATGACTAATGCATACGTACATGGTGATAAAAATAAAGTAAAGAAAGCTGTTCAAGCTGCAGTAGAAGATGCATTTGGTGGGGACACAGTTGATATTAGAAAAGCAAGTCATGGAAATGGATATAGAATAGATATACCAGATTATTATATTCCAACTGATGAAACTAAAAAAAGAGAAGTAATTAAAAAATTCAATAATGCTGTAAATAAAGCATTAAAACCAATGATGGATCAAAATCGACAAGATTATGATGAGTGGAAAAGAAATTCATAGGAGCTAATTATGAAAGAAAAACAATGGAAAAAACTTCTTAAAGAAGGCAAACATGTTGAAGATACATTATATCCAATAAAACAACTATTGAAAGAGGCAAAAGCTGTCAATACAACATTGAAATTTGTTGAAATTGTTGATGATGATTGGGGTGATGAGTCAGGAGTTGTTTTAAAGTTTAAAAATAATCCTGCAATTGATATGAGCGACGGGGGCGAAATGGAATCCGCTGGATTAGAAGGCGTTCTTAGTAATTCAAGTCAATTAGAAAAACAAATTTTAACTGCATTAAAACCAATAGGAGCATCACAAGTTTCAGATGTGTGGGAGGAGTTTTTTGGAATGGGTGAAGAAGGTGAATATAATTATTTTGCTGTATTTTTCAAATCTCCTGTAGATGAAATTAAAAAAAGAGTTAAGACACTTAGTTTAAAAGCAGTTTATAAATAAACACAAAACAAAGAGGTAGTTATGAAAGAGCAAAAGGTTGATGAGAGCGTATTTAAAGCAAGGGGAATTTCAGTAGATATTAAATATCCGCCCAATGCATCAAAATCAGAGAAAGAAAAGTTAGTTGACAAGGCACTAAAAAAATTCAAAAGGAGAGTTAAGGATTCGGGAATAATGCTTGAAATTTATGCAAGGAGCGAATTTAAGAAACCCTCTGCAATTAAAAGAGAAGATAGAATTAAGTCGCTGATGAGAGTTAGGGCAATCACTAAAATAAATAACAAATAATATGGCCAAAAGTAATAAAAAACCACCAGTTAGAAAAAAGACAGTTTCAGCAAGACAAAAAAAGAAAGCTTATGACTGTGATGATATTGAACAATATTTAGATAAAGCAATCGACCGTGTTAAAAAAGAAATCTTACCTAAAATAGATATTATAGATAAAAGAGATAAGGATCAGTATGATGCTGCAAAAAAAATTATGATAGACGTTGCAACAATTGAAAAGGCAAAACAAGAACACATGGAAAAGAATATAGTGGATGTCAAAAGTGAGTTGGGCGTAATTTCAAATAGACAAGACAATATTGTTAATAATATAAATGGTTCATTAGAGGGTCTTCATACAAAAATTGACAAGCATATTGTAGATGAGTCAGACACATTCAAAACAATTCAATCAACATTATTAGAAATAAATGACCATGGAACAAGACTTGCTCAGGACATAGATAATAAATTAAACAATGTTGAGGTAAATGGCGGAACATATCCGTTTAATGAAGCACTGAAACATCTTTATTCTCAATCAACTGAAACACATAAAAAACTAAATGAAGTTATAACTTTAGTGGAACCGATCCAAGCAAGAAGAAGATGGGCGATGGCGTCAAGAGAGCTCATTAAGAAAAATGGTGTATTACATTTTATATTCAGCACAAAGATAGGTGCTATTATAGCAACAATAACATTTGTTTTGATTCTAAATACCATATTGGTAGATGTGTTTCAAGTCAATTTAGATATTGGCAGTATATTTAAATGGCTAGCTTCATTTGGTAGCTAAAAATAATTTTTCAAAAAGTGTATCTTTCTCGAAATTGCATATATTTATTAATACTTCCGAATATGCTGTCTTTATACAGTATACCGAACATAACTAACCGCATTAAACTTATATAATAAGTTTATTCCAAAATTATAATATTTTATGGAGAAAAAGTAATGGGTGACCTTTTAAAAGAAGCTCTTGCCGAAGCTAAACTTGTTAAAAAAGTTTCAGTTGAAGCAGCAAGAGAGCAATTGAATGAGGCTCTGACACCAAGAATCGAAAGTATGTTATCTAAAAAGCTCAATGCAGAAATTGCAGAGAACGAAGATTTTGACGAAGATGACATAAAAGAAAATGAAGATTCTGATGAAGATGACCTACAAGAAGAAACAACAGAGGATCCGGGGAATGTTACAGATAAATTTGATAAGAAAGATCAAGATGTAACACCTGCACTAAGTGAAACAGAAGATCCGGGTAGCGTTACAGACATCGAAGATAAAGATGATCAGGATGTAACACCTGATTTGACTGAACAAGATGAGATGGATGCTGCAGAAGAATTACAAGATGAAGATGATTTAGAAATTGAGTCTATCTTGAGAGAACTTGAAGATGGTTCTGAAGAAGAAAAAGAGGAAGAGGAACTAATGGCAACAGAGCAAGATGATACTTTCAATTCAAATGAACCAGAACTTCCAGAGGAAGAAGAAGAAATTCCTTTAGAGGGTATTGAAGATGATGAATTTCCAGTAGAGGAAGAAGAAGAAGAGTTGGGAAATATCCCACCTGCTCCTCCTGAAGATGATGATGAAGAAATCAATGTTGAAGCTCTTTTGAGCAAGATTGATGAAGAAGAATACCCAGGTGATGATGAATCTGAGGACAAAGATAAAGAACAACAGAATGTTGTTAAACAGCTTGAATCAAAAAATGCTAAACTTAAAAAGAGATTAGCAGAATATGTGAAAGCAGTTAAGTATTTGAAGAGTGAACTTAATGAAGTTAACTTATTGAACACTAAGTTGTATTACACAACCAAAATGTTTAAGAAATTCAACGTATCTAATCCTACAAAGATTAAGATAATTGAAACTTTTGATAGAGCAAATAGCGTAAGAGAGATAAAACTTATTTATGCTACATTGCATGAGTCATTTAAGGGCGGTAATCCTAGCACACCGAAGAGAATAAAATCCGTTAAGGATATAAAAGAAAGTGTTAGATCTTCATCAAAGGCTGTCATAACTGATCAGTACATAATTAAAGAAGCAATTCTTTCAGAGGGTGAAGATTTGAAGAACAGATGGAAGAAACTATCTGGTCAAGTAAAGTAAATAAATTTTTTTAATAAACAAATTGGAGACAATTAAATGGGAAAACTTAATATAAAAAGTATCCTTTCAGGAAGAGATCCCCAAACAATAATGCTGGAAGAGACTAGAAAGCTTGTCGGAAAATGGCAGCCTACTGGTTTACTTGACGGTTTAAAGAATGAAACTGAAGTTCGTGGAATGGCAGTTCTTTTGGAAAACCAAGCAAGACAGCTTATTAGAGAATCTTCAAGAGTAGGAGGCCCTGGCGCAGAAGAATGGTCTGGAGTTGCATTACCACTTGTTCGTAGAATATTTGGTGAGGTTGCAGCAAAAGAATTCGTCTCAGTTCAACCAATGAACTTGCCATCAGGTCTTGTATTCTTCTTAGATTTTCAGTATGGTTCAGGAACACAACCTGGGTTCAAATGGGAAGGTTCACTTTACGGTGGAGAAACTGGTTCTAACGGTGCAGCAGGATTGTTCGGAAGAACATCAACTGCAAAAGATGGTCTTTACGGCCCAGGTCGTTTTGGCTATACAATCAATGATTATTTTGCATCAGCATCATTAGTTACAAGAGTAGCAGCAACTGCTTCTTGGGCAGATGTAGATTATGCAGATGGACATATTTCAGCTTCAGCAGCAAGTGCTTTAAGATTGCACAAATTGAGTGTAACATTTGTTACATCTGATGCTATTGATCCTGAAGGTGTAAGATCATTCTTATTGACATCAGCATCAAATGGCACAATAATCCCTACTCAATATCCGGAATATACATCAGTTGCAGCATCTGGTTCAACAGGATATGTTGTATCATTTATCGTATCAGCATCTGGCGGAACATATCAGAATGAAACAGGTTCAGGTTCACTTGGTGTAAGATATAATAAACAACCAGTTGCTTCTGATAGAGGCGATTTTGAAGATCAATCATTCTCAGGAAGTTTTGCTAGTCTTGATATTCCTGAACTTGATTTAATCTTGAAGTCAGAACCAATCGTTGCTAAGACTCGTAAATTGAAAGCTGTATGGACACCAGAATTAACACAAGATTTGAATGCATATCACTCAGTTGATGCAGAAGCAGAATTGACTTCTATGTTATCTGAATATGTTGCAATGGAAATCGATCTTGAAATTCTTGATATGTTGATTCAAAATGCTTCAAC